CCAAATAAAGATTTTGATGCATCATTTTTAGAATTATGAAATTTAATTTTTTTACTTCTATCAGATGAATTAATACCTGTAGAATTATTATCATAAATTGAATTTGTTTCTTCTTTTAATGTGTCTAAAGTAAGGAAATCAGAAAATGGTTGTGTGTGAAAGGTCTTACTATCTTTTTCAGGAATAACTCTATCAATAAGGAATTGGGTATTAGCCAATTGACTAGAACCATCGGTTATTTGTAAACCGATGAGCTTGTCATTGAACGTTTCACCACCACTAGCCGCCTGATATGGGACCTTTCTTGTTATTTTAGCCATTATTGAGTTATAACATCAAAATTTAATGTTTCGTCGATATTATCATTCTTCTCTCTTATTTCGTATAGTGTCTCGTTAATATCGTCTTTAATTTCGTATAAGTTAAACTGCTTATAGATATTATTATTTTGGTCATAAATCGTGTAAATTCCATCAACAACCGACTTACTTTGATTACCGTAAAGTGCGTGTGCCAATGTTGTTGCATCGTGTTCTACCATTTCAACTTCTAACATAACAGGATTAAAATGTGTATTTGTTAGAATGATATTTTGATTTGGTTGACCAATAAATGGTATGGTATTAGGTCTACTAGACGGTGAAGAGCTTGGTGTTAATGTCAAAAACATTAAGTTTGTTGTTATATCAGAATATCTGTATCTAATTGCTTTTTGTGATGAATTCGTTAAATTCGATAACACTGGTTCACAGTAAAAAGATGAGGTAACAATTCTAAAAAAATTAGGAATCTTAGCACCTGAATCATCCAAGTACTCAACTCGGTAACCTACTAAACCTTGGGGTGTAAATTTGTTAGTGTCTCCAGCGTCGATTTGGGAAATATCAATAATCAATCCTCTAACCGATGGTAATGATGACAATACACCACAATCAGAAACAACTGTTCTGATTTGTTTTGGTCTTAAATATAACGTATATATACCCAACTCAGAGAATCTTGATGATTCTAATTTTAGGTTATACATACCACCCAATAGTTCAGTACCTGAATTACCACCTGTTGAATCGTTGTGGAATACGGGTGTTAATATATCTTGTGAGTTATCTATCTTCTCAAATTGAACTTCAGTACTAGCGGTTCTACCCGAAACGAAGTGATAATATATATCAACATCGGCCGGTGAAACGTCCGCAGGTCTTATAGTTCCGTAACTTCCTACTGCCATTTTTTATTATTTATCTATAAATATAATTTTTATTGTTTTCGTACTTTAAAATATCCATTTCCATAAACATCTAATTCTCCTGTGTTGTCCATTTCGGTCAATCTGAAGTTTCTTTCCATAACTCCCATCTGTCCTCTTTCAACAAAAACATCTGAAAAAATTTGTGGGTCGTCCACAAATCCTAAAAAATGTTCATTTCTTGTAATCATTCCATTGTAGATTTCGTCTTGGAAAAATGTTTGTGTGGTTCCTGAAGTCACTCCTGATATGTGTGTATACCCATCTTCGTAATCTCTATAAACCAAACCGTCAATTGTATATCCTGAATATTCTGAAGTAACTGTTACCCCCGTGTAACCCGCATTTGTTCCATATAATTTTTTTTCATCAATTCTACTTTTACCAATACCCAAAAAGCTAACCGTGGTACTATTAGTGGCCCCTGTTAGGGTTCTATAATCTTGTAGATAGGTTTGTGATTGTGTATCCCCTTCACTATACGGAACGTCAAAAGTTAATTGCCCTAAATCAGTTGGATACCCAAAAGATTGAACAAAAGGGATTTCTATTGTCTTTTTTACCTTTCTAACATCCCAAGGAGAATTTACTGTAACTTCAATAACATATGTTCCATTACTTGAATACGTATGTGAAGCACTTGGTAAACTCACGTCGTCAATATTCATAACCGGCATTGTAAGTGTACTTGTTGCACCGTCTCCCCATTTAACTGTAAAGATTGCGTCAATTAATGCTCCGTACCTTGTTGTGTTAACAGTATTGTAAACAGTAACTGAATTACCATTACCTTTATATGTAAAATTACATATCTGTTGAGTTTGACCGATATTACCATCAAACCCAATCATAATTCCCAAATCCTTAATACTTTGTTCTAAAAATAGTGGTAAATTAAAAGTTTGACCTGTTGTGGTTTTTAATATGGTATGTGTTACTTTATTCATTATCCTCCAGATACTATTTCATAAAATTTTATGGGGTCTCCCGATTCACCAATTCTGGTTCCTGTGGTTCCTGAATATCTAAACACTTGATAAGAATAATCCGTCCTGTCTATGGTTACCTTATAATATAAATCTCTATACTCTAAAACTGAAGCGTTAGTTGCCAATGATGTGTTTGAAAAGTTTAAAACTGTTCCATCTTCACCATTAAAAAATCTAGCCGTCATATAGAATGTTGTTCCTGTTAACATAGTTCCTCTGAACGCGTCGTCGTCTTGGAACCAAAACAGATACATATTTTCTTTATTTCTGTAATTTGAACCATTGAATATTGGTACACTTATATAATCATTGAATCCTGTGTAAAAAACTTTCTCACCTAACGGTAATGAAAGATTTTTAGCAAAAACTAATTTTCTATTTGTTCTGTCGGGATTTTCTCCGTCAGGAACGATAAAAAATTCCAATCTAAAAAACGATTTAGTTGTGTGAATTAATTGTTTAGCGTTTTCTTGGTGGTCAATACCAATTAAGGAATAGTCTAACCCACCGCTATGTGTTCCACTTTGATTATAGAAATAAAAATAAAACCAAATGTCTGATTGGGTATCGGTAGAATGTGATGTGATACCAGAATAAGGTTTATGTATAAACCTCATAGTTTCGTAATTGTCAACCGGATTAATGATTGTCCTTACTGTTTCATTTTCAAATTGTTCTAACGCATCTTCTCTTCCTAAATCAGGTTTAAAGTTGGTTTCTAAATTAAAAAATATATTATCTCTAATGTTTTTTAAAACTTTCATTAACAGTTTTTACTTGTGTTTGAATTATTTCTATCTAATTTGTTATTTTTATTATTATATCTATTGATAAACGCATTAAAATCAAAAATACCATCAGCTTTGTTTTGATAATTTTTTTCATTTCTCATATAGAAATTAATATCGGTTCTAACGTAGTGTGTATTGTTAAGGAAAGGGTAGTCCACACCAAAACCTAAATCATCCGAATATCCATAATCGTACACGTCCCTCCATTTCCACACATTTTCAAACGGAAAGTATCTCGCGTTTTGTGGTAGATTCTCAATATCGGGTGTTGAGGATGATTCAATGTATGGTGATAGTTCTCTAATTTTAACTCGATAATGTGGTTGGTATAATACTCCATACATATTTGTCGAAGTTGCTCCTGAAAACCCTTCAACTGTAACTGATTGATTAAAATTAAAAATACTTGTTGGGTTTGTTAATCTATACATCGATTCTGAAATCACTCTTTCCTTTATTGTTGATGGATTATATTCGATAAATGCACCTGTTAATACCGTACCGACAGGTATTGTATTTCCACTAGTGAATGTGATTCCACTTTTAGTAAATGACGTACCTAATCCTAAACCTGACTCATACGGTGGTTGAGTTTTATTTGAACCGTTAAAATGATTGTCAATCCAAGTATTATGTAAATTAAATTTCCATCCTACCTTTGGTGGATAATCAAAATAACCATTACCATTTCTAAACAATATTGTTACATATAAATCAGTAGGTTCATAATTTAAATTATTGGTTAGTCCTGTTAATACAAATGGTTCTTTAAAATCATAAAGAACTGATTCCATTCTATTTCTTTCAACCAATACATCATTGGCTCCTGATATATTTTCAAAAACTAATTTTCTTTCGTCTTCGAATATTGGACTTTCAAAACCTGCTTTATCTAAAATGTAATCTCCTGAATTAGTTGCCGTTTTATGTTTGTGCACATAATAAGTTGATGTTGTTCCTGAAATGTTTTTGGAATCAATACATCTTTTACCTGTAATTAATGTGTTATTAAATGTTGTAGTACCTGATGGTATTTGAGATTTTAAAATATCTAAAACATATAATTCAGAATTATAATATTCATTACCAATTGAATTTATATAATATGGATACCCATTTAATATAATAAATTCACCTTCGCTCATTCCGTGGTCAACGGGACTTGTCAATCTATAACTTGCGTTGTTATCGGTAATTCTAAATGGTATACCATTACCACTGACAAAACTTAATATTGTATTTCCCGATAATGTATATTTCATCGGATAGTTTTCATCGTGGTCGTACACATATGATACGTGAATGTTCCAATTGTGGTACGGAGCATTCATTGGTGTAATCAATTGGTGAGTTATGTCTCCTGTTTTTGTTACTGTAATTCCTGTAAATGTACTTAAGTCTGAAACATCTATATCGTTAGGTTTTTCTCTGTATACATCATTCCTTAAGAATGCAAACTCGTTATATGGTAAGTAACCATCAAATTCTCCGTCATCACCATCACCAACTAATGCTAACTCTTCAGACAATGGAAGATAACTTGATAATCCGCTGTACATATTTCTGAACACCATCTTTATTTTACCATACAACTTGTATCTTTTACTATCATTTCTTTCTTGACCAAATAATTCATTAATATCTAAAATAATATCTCTATCATCATTAGTTAATAAACTCTTACCTTCTTCAAAATTAACTTGAAGAATTTGGTCTTCGGAAGATGCTTTGTGAAACCTTTTTTCAGGTAATATAATTTTTCTCTTTTCCATTACGTTAAGTCTGTTGATTTAAATGCACCCTTAGGTCCAAACCTATCAATAAATTTATCGAGACCAGTTTTACCAGGTTTTAATCCAAAGTGAAACATAAACGGAGTTGATAGAATTTGTTTAGTTCCACTATAATAATCTTGTGTTCTTCTAATGAAGAAATCTGTAGATGTTGTCCAAGGGATTCCATTCCAAGTACCTGCATTACCATAACGAGTATATAAAGTTCCTGAAGATGGATTTGCTAATGTTCCTGAAGTTACTTGTAAAACAGTATAACCTGGATATTGTGAATCGTATTGATGATATTCGTTTCCTGTAATTCCTGATATAACGGCATCGTAAGCAAACCCCTCATCATCAATAACATTTAGTGTCGATACCGAGGTTCCTGTAAAATCATAGGTAATTGGTAATAACAAATATTTGTCTGATGAGTCATCGGTAGTTCCTGTAACATTATATGCATATGTCATACCTTGTAAAGGTTGTACTTGAACATTTGAAATGTCCCAAGATTGGTCATCAAGAGTTTCAGTATTATATGCACCAAATCCTGTACCTTTTTTATCCCATAAGAAGAATGGTACCGGTTGTGATGATTCAGTTAATCGACCTTGGATTTGTGTTACTCCGTCATTCGCAATGTGTGTTGGTTCATTTAAACAAGCTCTTACCCTTTCACCATCTTCAGAAAACTCCATAGTGATTGGTAGTGGCCCCCAAACTCCGTTTCTTTTAAAAACATCAGGGTATAATTCAGGGTCTAATATTTGATAACTGTATCCAATATATTTTGGACTTTGTAAATCAAACTTTTCTATACCTACCTCATTGTTAATTGATATTAATTGTAACAAATCTCCGTCAAACGCACTTCTTATTCCGTTAGTATAAAATCCATTATTGTCAAAGAAATTTCTTAAATCAAAATTAGCATTACTAACATCCATTCTATAGTTAATTGCCATACCAAGAATCTCACCAAAATCTTGATATGAAGTTGGACCTATTTCTCTAGATACTGAACAATTAGGGTCAAGATTCGGGTCTACACAAATTTCTCTAATGAATTCATCTCTTGGTCCTAAATCAACAATAGTTGTTGGTCTGTTAATTCTTTTTCTAGAACCATTAAATGATACTCCCCAAACACCTGTGCTGTTGTTATATGGTGTTGCTCTATAATAATAATGTGATTCGCTTTGGTTTGTTTCTAAATTAGTCTGTACTGTTCTCTTAATTAATTGTTCACAACAAGCAGATTTACTCCAAAATAAAAATCTTTTTTGTGTTTCAAATGTAAAGAAATATAAAGAACCTGATAACCAATTATCCACGAATGAATAGTTAACAACTCCCGAACAAAATAATTTAGACATACGTCTACGTCTTCTATATTCTTTCATTATGTTAACCACCCTACGATTTGACATAGTACCAGGAATCATATAAAAAATACCATTAGTAAATTCAGATTGTCCTGATGGTGTTCTTGGTGTATATGTTTCTCCGTCATATATTGTTGGTAGTGGTTTATTACTACTATCAACGTCTGATATTAAGGTAGCCTGTACATCCATACCAGCAGTATATTGTAACGGTGTTTTTTCGGTTCTATTTGGTGCAACATAATATTTCTGAACTAAAGATTCGTCATATGGTGTGTCATAAATTGCACAACCCTCTTCTAATATGTCAGTCGTGGTTGATTCAACCGAAGATACATTTTTATCTCTAATTATTGCCGTGTATGTTATCGACTCATTGAATAATCCTGAGACATCATTAAAAGTTATTGTTGCTCCTGATGTAAAAATGGTGGTACCGGTTAAAAGAACACCATTACTACTTGTTGTTAAAATATAATTTGTTTGATTATTTAAAAAATTTGTTAAATCACTTGGAACTGTTGCCCCTGAACATATTCCTGTAGGGTCGGGGTTTGAGAAAGTAAAATTACTTGCAATTACAGTTCTTGGACTTTCCGTAGATGAACCTTGAATTGTTACAGTACCAACCTCACAATAATCAATTGCATTTCCTAAACCACCTACGGTACCGTATTCATTATCTTTATTACATTCAAGACAAGAAGGATAATCAATTAAAAACAATTCTCTTTGTCCACCATCTTGAATTCCGTAAGCATATCTTCTTAATGCTCTACTAACAGACTTAATCGGCCAAAAATTCGTAGCATCTGAAAATCTATGAAAAATTTTAGCTATTGTGTTATTAAAAATGAAACCAGATACTGTAGCTAACTGTTCAAAGAATAATAATATATCGGCAATTAATAATTTAACCGTGTAATTTCTAAAACCAAAATTAACCGGCGGTGTTACAACTGAAGATTCACAATCGGCTTCTCTTGGAGGTGCAATTTCTTTTATTCCTAATAATTGACCTGAAAGAGTTGCTAATGAATTTTTAAAGAACGAATTATGAAATGACGATACTGTAAAAACTTTATTATATGTAAATCTATAAAAATAATCTTGTGGTACGTAGAATCCATCAACAGTATTTAATATTAAACTTAATGCTTCCGGTGGGTAATCTTTATAGTTATTGGACCAAGCATATGACATATCAATTCTCGTGGTGTACTCTCTAATGTTAGGTACTAATATTTGTGCTGTACCTTGTTGTTGTGTTGTAAATCTAAAACGATAACATCCTGATGTTGGTATACCTTTGTTTGGGTCATTGGAATATTCATTCTCACCAAATTCATTTGTATATACAAAATCCATATTCATCGGTAACGACACAATAAATGAACCGTCATCCGTGATGTCTTCTTTTACATCGTACACTTCTAAAATCGGTCGATTGTTGTTGTCATATTCGGCAGTAAAACGAATCATTTCTATTTTACCCGCCTTTGTCGTTAAATCACATTTTTTGTTACTATCTCTTTTAACACTACAATTTGCTTTGACTCCCGCTCTACCATCTGTATAAGTTCCCCCAATAAGGTAAGCCTTCGGTTCAATTTTAACTCCTTGGTCTGATAAATCAAAATCGGTTCTTGTTATACCAATTTCACATAAATCTTCAGAACCCCAAAAAGGATAAACTTCAATTGTTTTTCTAAATGTTTTAATTTGTGGAAGTGAGTCAATATCTACACTAGCCTTAAATTCATAAGCAGATTTAAATTCCTCTAAACCGAATCCTTTTCTTAAGTAATCATCAGGTCTTAATGAGAAACAACTAATATCTGACAAATCCACGTCACATACTATGATTTGTTCACCCAATGGTACCCCCCAAATCATAAAGTCACCCGCACTATTTGTTTTTACGGTGTACTTGTAATATTTTTCATACACCTCTAAAACTTCTTCTCTGTCTAAAATATCTGTTTGGTCAGGGAATGTTCCCGTTGCTGCGTGTCCGCTGTGTTGTCTTCTTGCTGGTAATAAATTGTATCGATAATGATTATCGTCTTTAACTGAAACTTCAGTATATGGGTATAACGCTGATATTACAGGGTCATTTACATCGTCATCGTCTAATGGTACGAAAATTGAAACTCGTGCATTTGGTACTCCAAAACCATTATTTACGGTAAGTCTACCACAAACAACACCATAGTCTGCACATAACGATGTGTATACATCCCTTTGAGATAATTTTAAAGACAACAATTCCAATAAATCGAAATCTTGTTTGACTTCAAATTTAATGTATTGGTCTTCTCCAATGTTGGTATGGATTCTATGTTTTTGTATCATCTTATAATAAATAGAAACTCAATGGTTTTCTTATAAGATAACTAAAAAACAAATTAATATGTAGCCGAAGTTAAAGTTTTTACTCTGACTTTAATATCAGTTTGTGGGAATCGAATTTGACAAATTTGATTTGATTTCATATATATGGTCGAATCGAATTGTAATATTTCTTTTGTGATATTATCCTTGTAAGCCTGAGAGATTTCGGCCGATGAATATTTTCCACCGATTTTGTTGAACACTCTAACATCCACGACGTTCACAACCCCTGTTACGTTACCAATTTCTCTCATTAAGTCACCAACAAACAACGGGTCACCCATTTTTCTTTTGTCGATGGCGAAGAAGTTTGTTACAGTATTAACAGTTTCTTTTAATACGTCACTTTGACTTTCGTTTTTATTTACTACTAAATCAACCTCTAAACCTAAATCAATAACCTCACCGCTCATAATGTCTAAGAAGTCGTTTAACATTCTAAATTTAGACAAATAGTTCAATACGTTATTCTTAAGTGTGTTAGATACAATATCTGTTAAATTACCTTCACTATCATATGATAATAATTTAATTCTCACTTTGTTGTCTTCTTCCATCACACTAACCTTAGCCGGCGCACCGTAAGTTGACGGCATCGTTTCAATTAAAGATTTGTAGTCATTTAATGTTACCGCTCTATTTTGTGCTGCAAAGTTATATGCAACCATATTTCTAATTTCCTCTATGGTCGGTGAATCTGCTCCACCTACCGCAGGTGTTATATTTGTAACTCTTAATGATTGGTATACTTGGTCATTTATTGTTGAATTTGGACCATTCAACGCAAAATCAATTGTATCTATCGATGTTATCACATTAACCCCGAGATTTGATTCTTTACCTCCACCTATACGATACTTGATGAATAACGTGGTATTTGCTCTCGGTATGTTACCCAATGAGTTGTTATTAAGGAAAGTTGCAATATTAACTTTCATTGTTCCGTTCATATAGTTATCCAAATTATCCATTGGGTCTACATTTCCTGAACCGAAAGTAACACCGAAATAACCTTCAGGTGTATACTCAGTAATAAATTTATTATCAACTCTAAGGTAATCACCTGATTTAAAATTATCAGTATCTGAAATTGTTGTTGAGTCTTCAATAAAAACTCTATCTTCCATTAATGACTTAACCTCGTACCATTTATTCCCGTTTGTAAATTCATCATATGTAGGGTTACTAGCATAATTTGTACCAGATTTATGGATTACACTAACAACACCCAATACGTTTTTCTCAGGTAAGTATAGTTTTAAGAATGGTTTTTGGTCAACCTCATTAATAACTCTTCTATAAATCTTAGTCGTTCCATTTACAACCGCCTCTCTTTTGGTGATTGTATATGATATTAATTTACTATTGTTATCAAAATTTGGAATCTTTAATCTATTAGGTTCACCTTTACTATTGAAAGGATTTGAAAAATCGATGTCCTCAAGAGTTTCAAATATCTGTCCTCCACCCGAAACTTGTGCTCCCGCTTTTAGAATACCCTCATATCTTTCATCGTCTTTATCACCTCTAACAGGGACGTTAATTGAGAAATCACATAACGCAACTGATGGTCTTAAACCGGGTAGTCTAATACCATAAGTTTTTGCAATATGAAATAATGATTGTCTTTGTTGTGCAAAGTCCAACATTGTTTCCTGCCAAACTCTATCTATATGGAAATGTAAGTTATCAGCAACCGCAGCATTTAAATCAAGTAATACTGAATAAATTGATGCATCGTTAAAATTACTTATTAATTCTGGATAATACTTTTTAGTTAATGAAACTAATTCGTCTCTTAAACCTGCAAAATCTCTTGTTGCGTATGATATTTCTTTTGCCATTTTATATGTTAATAATTATAAAGTCTGATACTGAAAATGCTCCGTTATTTACTGTATAATCAAGTTTAACTTTAGCAGTATAAGGTTTACTCGAATAATCAGAAACCCTAAACAATCTCTCGTCTTCGTCTTGTGTATACGTTTTTGTTTCATCAGGGTCATTTTCCGCTGACATTATGTTTAAAGATTTGATTTCTACATTTGGTATAAATTTTCTTATACCCTCACGAATCTCCTCCTCAATATGATTGAATGTTACCACATCATTTTGTTCAAATATGTATTCATATAACCTCGTACCAAAGTCAGGTAAGTAATATCTCGTACCCTTTCTTGTTAAAAGTAGGTGTATGAGATTAGCTCTCACTTCTCTCTGTGGAGACTCTGTGGTTTTTAAGTAATCTCCGTATCTACTATCTCTAAATGGATAGTCAATTCCATATGATGTTAACGCCATATCAATAAATATAAACTAAACTAAAATGGGAATAAATAAAAAACCCAACCGAAGTTGGGTTTAATATGGTGTCTTGATATTCACCCCCTGTATTCTCGAGACCTGGAAGCTCAAGG